AGCCCGTGACGAGGGTCTGCTCGATGGACTTGTCCAGCTTGCCCATTACCCAATCCACGGCGCGGGCGACCAACACCGGCAGGCCGATTTCAGCCTCTACGGTGAGGGTTGTGCTGGCGACCTTGCTGTCACCGTCGTGCCGGGACAGCTTGCCGGACGCCTTGACCACGGCGAACCGACTGCCGGCCGGGTGGTAGTAGTTGAAAACGTCGAGCGGGTACTCGCAGGAATGGAACCCGGACGCGCAGGCTTTCACTTCACCGTCGTGCTCGTAGGTCTTGCCGACCTCGAACTGGAAGCCGCGACATTGCAGGGACTGGTTGAAGCCCTTGTAGGCCGTGACCGCTTCGGCGGGGGCTTGCGTCTTGGTGCGCTTTTTGGTGGTAGCCATGGTTTTATGCCCCGGCCTTTTCGCAGGCGGCGATGATCGCGGCGAACTGCTCGGGCTTCACGTCGGGCAGCTTGGCGGCGCCGAACTCATTGAGCACAGCCACGGCAGCGTCGCGGCCCTTGGTGCGCGCCAGCTTGGTAACGGCATCGGCGGTGGCCTGATAGGTGGGTGCGTCGGCCGGGTTGTTGGCGTGGCCGTGCAGGGCCTTCTCGGCTTCTGCGGCCGTCATCTGCGTGAGGGCTTCCGGCTTTTGCTCGGCGGTTTCAGTAGCCTGGGCGGTTTCGCAGGCGGCTGCAGCTTGGGCTTCGGCCTTCGGCTCGTCCTTGACCTCGGTCTTGGCGGCTTCCTTCTTCGTGGTGGTGGCCTTGCCCTTGGCTTCTTCCTTCGCGGTTTCGACGGCGTGGCCGGCGCAGGGCGAGGTCTTGGGCGACTCGATGCCGGCCACGTTGAGGGCCGCCATCACGGCGTTGAGTTGCGCGGGATTGCTGATAGTTACGGTCATCGGGAACATGGGCTTACTCCTGGTTGGTGGTTACGAGGTCGTTCAAACGGGTGAAGAAATCCCCGGCGTCGTTCGCCAGGGCGCCAATCTCGGCGCGTGCCGAGGCGAGCAGGTGCTCGTCGTCCATGGACTTGGCGAGTTGTGCGGTCAGCATTTCGCGCGCTCCAACAGGTCCAGGCCGATGCAGAGAGCGTCGCAGGGGTGCGACGCGATGACTTTCAAGTCGAGGCCGGCGCCGCGCACGCGGTACAGGCGACCGGGAATCAGGGGGGTTGCGCTCATCGTTTCCGTCCTTTCGTTGTGACTGACGGAGCGCAGCATAAAACAATTGTTTTCCTTGTGTCAATAACAATTGTTGTATTCGAGAACAAAATTTTTTTGCCGGCAAGAAAAAGCCCGCTCGGTGGCGGGCTTCAAAAGTCGGCGGTGGCAAGACGGCGCGGGGCTACTGGCGATGCTTTGCGGCCTGTCGGCGGTCGGAGTAGTCCCACCATGCTTTTCGGTATGCCTTGACACCCTCCCAAGCGGCGAAAATCAGCAGGAACGGCCAGAAGCAGGCCCAAAGCAACAACCACGCGGTCGGCCCTTCTTTACTGATAGAGGGTTTATTGCTCCACGGGAGCGTCACGAAGCCAATCAACGCCCCGACTGCCACTGTGCCGACGTACCAAAAGGCGTCAGCCATCAAGCCGTTTTCCTCTTGAGCAGTTCGGTCAGCAGTTCTTCGTTCTGCTGTTTCTTCTCTTGAAGTTCTCGGATCAAGTCCTCTTGCTGGCGTTGGGTCAAGCCATCGAACAGGCCGAGTAGCGCCTGCTGCTTGGGGTTGAGCGCTGGCGCTGCTGGCTTTTCCGTTGGTGGGCCTTCGCCGGTTAGCAGCGCATCGACGGACACCCCCAAGGCCGCAGCAATGCGTGCCGCGTGCTTTGAGGTTTCGCTATCGCGCTTCTCAAGCGCGGCAATGATGCCTTGGGTAATCCCTCCGCCTGCTTTGGCGGCGAGTTGATCCTGGCTCAAGCCTTGCGCTTTCCGAAGCCGCTTGATGTTTTGTCCGAGTGCCATGCTTGACACATTACAACATTTGTTGTAGTTGAGCAAACTACAAATGTTTTGACTTGATAACAACAATTGTTTTATGCTCTCGGTCGTTTTGTTGAACGAGGAAAGACCGATGACAACCCCACTCCACCGTGCCGTCGCGCTCGCTGGCTCGCAAACCGAACTGGCCCGGCGCATCGGCGTGAAGCAAATGCACGTCTGGAACTGGCTTAACCGCTCGAAGGGCAAAGTCCCCGGCGAGTATGTGATCCCCATAGAAAAGGCCACGGGCGTATCTCGCCACGAGCTGCGACCCGACCTGTACCCAATCGAGGAATTCGACGATGTGAGCGAAGGGGGCGCGGCATGACAAAGCGCCTTTGCCGCTGCACTTGCACTGTGTGCGGTGCGGTTGAATTTGTAGGCGGCAGCGGTGGGCGTTTCCGCTGCCAAGCATGCCGAACCGCTGGGCGCTTTCCAGTAGGGGCATTCCCCTATGACGGGATAGGGATGAACGAGGCGCATAGCGCCGTTCGTCGTGCAGTGAAGCGCGGTGAACTCCAACCCGCTACTGCATTTGCTTGCGTAGATTGTGGCAAGCCGGCGCAGTGTTATGACCACCGCGACTACTCGAAACCGCTCGATGTTGTGCCGGTGTGCCACTCTTGCAACCACAAGCGCGGCCCCGCGAAGCCCCACCCCGGTATTCAAGAAGCACAGCGCAAAGCGCGTGCCTACTACGAGGAGGTGCTGGCATGAAGCCATGGATTCTCATCGAAGGCGAAGCACTACCGGCCCTTCACGCGATGGACGACAACTCGGTAGATGCTTGTATAACTGACCCGCCCTATTCATCGGGCGGGTTTTCACGTGACGACAAGGGCAAAGACCCGGACGCGAAGTACACGCAAAGCTCGGCCCAGGGACGCTATCCCAGCTTCTCGGGCGACTCGCGGGACCAGCGCAGCTATCTGGCCTGGTGCTCGTTGTGGATCGCCGAGTGCGTGCGCATCCTCAAGCCGGGCGGCTACTTCATGGCCTTCACCGACTGGCGCCAGCTTCCCATCATGACCGACGCGGTGCAAGCCGGCGGCGTGTTCTGGCGTGGCATGGGACAAGGGCCGGGGCGCACGGGCGCCGCACAAGGGCTATTTCCGGCACCAGTGTGAATACGTGATTTGGGGAACCAAGGGTGCCGCCGTCCAGTTGGAGCACGACGGCCCCTTCGACGGCTGCATCCAATCGACGGTGCGCCGCGATGACAAACACCACATGACCGGCAAGCCTACCGCGCTCATGCGCGAACTGGTGCGCCCAGTGCTGCCAGGGGGGGTAGTGCTCGACCCGTTCGCCGGCAGCGGAACAACAGGGGTCGCTGCAGTCCTTTCCGGTCGTCGCTTCATCGGCATCGAGCGCGAGGCGGCCTATGCGGACATTTCGCGGGCGCGCCTGGCTGCTGCCGAATTGGAAGCGCTGGGCATCAACGACTTGATCTGACCGGGGAGACGACAACTTGAGTTCCGATTTTCAAACACACGGCCGCGCCCTGCTGGGCAACGGCTACCTCATCATCCCAATCAAGCCGGGCCACAAGCGGCCCGCGCTCGACAACTGGCAAACCGCGCGCCTCGGCGCCGCTGACCTGACCCGCTACCCGAACCATGGCGTCGGCGTGCTGTGCGGGCAAGGCGCGCAGCCGGTGGCCGCCATCGACGTGGATACCACGGACGGCGCGCTGGCTGCGCGGTTCGTGGCCTGGTGCCAGGAACACCTCGGCGCGACGTGCGAGCGTGTGGGCTTCGCCCCCAAGATTCTGCTCGCCTACCGGGCAGCGTCCGAAGGCTGGGGCAAGGCTACCGGCGCCTGGTTCGAGGACTTGGGCGGCGCGCGGCACCGGCTGGAAGTGCTGGGCAAGGGTCAGCAGTTCGTGGCCTACCATATCCACCCGGACACGGGCGAGCCCTACGAGTGGGTGGATTTCTTCGGCGGCCTCGATGCCATGCGGGCCGGCGACCTACCCATCATCACCGAGGCCCAGGTCGAAGAAGCCCTGCAGGTGTTCGAGGCCATGGCCGAGGAAGCCGGGCTGGTTCGTGTGTCGGGCAGCAAGAACAAAGCCGGCGGCATGACCTCGGCACCGGTCGACGACCCACTCATGGCCTATGAGCCACCGGTGGGCATCGACTTGAGCGAAGCCCGGCGCCTGGTGGCCTATGTCGATAACGAGGACTACGACACCTGGCTGAAAGTCGGCATGTCGCTGCACCACGAGTTCGACGGCAGCGTGGCCGCGCTGGATTTGTGGGACGAGTGGTCGAGCACGGCAACGAACTACGCCAGCCGCGAGGATTTGGAGAAGCGGTGGGACAGCTTCGGCAGGTCCGGCCGCAATCCGACGACGGCGCGCTGGCTGCTCAAGGTGGGCAACCAGGGCAAGCGCGACGCGGTGAAGGCCGAGAAGCGCACCGCGCTGGATGATGCCAAGGCGCAGATTCTCGCCTGCGAGGATTCCATCGACCTGGTGAATGAGGTAGCCCGGCAGGCGGGCGAGGCGGCCGGCACGGATCTGGCCCTTCGTGCCGAACTGGCCGGCCTCATCCGGGCGCGCTTCAAGGAACTGACCGACACCAGTCTGCCGGTGGCCGACGTTCGCGCCGCCATGGCGGGCGGGCGCAAGGTCGTGGCTTTCAACAAGCAGCGCCGGCAAATGACCGAGTTTGGCAACGCCGAGCGCATGCTCGACCACTACGGCGACGGCCTCATGTACGTTCCCGAAATCGACGGCTGGTTCATGTGGACGGGCATCTACTGGCGCCGCGCGGCCGGCGTCGAACTTGAGCACCTGGCGAAGGAAACCATCCGCGCGCTGCCCGACGAGGCCAAGACCATCGAGAGCGACGGCGAGCGGGCCGAGTTCTTCAAGTTCTGCGCCATCAGCCAGCGGGCTGTCATGGTCCGCAACATGGTGAGCCTGGCGCAGTCCGACCCGCGCGTGGTCGTCGGCATGACCGACCTCGACAAGCTGACGCACCTCTTGGGCGTGGGCAATGGCGTGGTCGACCTGCACACGGGCAAGCTGCTGCCGCCGGACCAGGCGTACCGCGTGACTACTATCACGGCGGTGGATTACGACCCGGAAGCGCGGGCGCCCCTGTTCGAGCGCACGGTGGCCGACGTGTTCTTCGGCGATGCCGACATGATCGGCTTTTTCCAGCGCCTCGTCGGCTACTCGCTGCTGGGCAAGCCCGACGAGGACGTGCTCGCCATTCCCTACGGTTCCGGGTCCAACGGCAAGAGCACGGTGCTGGGGGCCATCCGCGACGCCCTGGGCGAGCACGCCAAGATGGCAAGCGCCGACACCTTCTTGAGTAGCGGCGCAGCAGGCGGCAACGCCGGGGCGGCGCGCGAGGACGTGCTGCGCTTGCGCGGCGCGCGGTTCGTCTATGTCAGCGAGCCCGACGAGGGCAGCGAACTGCGCGAGGGCTTTATCAAGTCCACGACCGGAGGCGAACCGCTGCCGGCGCGCGGCCTGTACTCCAAGACCACGGTCGAGGTGGCGCCCACCTGGGTGGCTTTCATGCCGACCAACCACCGGCCCATCGTCAAGGGCGACGACCACGCCATCTGGCGCCGGCTGCTGCCCGTGCCATTCACCCGCAACTTCGACCAGGATCTGACCCTCACCAAAGACCCGGACCGGGCCGAGAAGCTGGCGGCCGAGGCGGCGGGGATTTTGGCATGGTGCGTGCGCGGTGCCCTGGCCTACCAGAAGGATGGCCTGCAGCCGCCGGCCGCCGTGCGCAAGGCGCGCGACGACTACAAGAGCGACATGGACCTGCTCGGCGAGTGGCTGGACGAGTGCTGCGAAGTCGGCCCCAGCCACGTGGAAAGCAATGCCCGTTTGTGGGCCAGTTGGGAAGCCTTCGCCAAGGCGCGGGGCGAGTTGCGGTTCATCGCCTCGGCAAAGAGCCTGGGGCGTCGGTTGCAAGCAAAGGGCATGGAGCCCGTGATGAATACCTACGGGTTGAGGGGGCGCGGGCTGCTTGGCATTCGCGTGCGTGTCGTGGGGGACTTTACATGACCTGCGGAATCTACGGTTTGAAGTGCCCGGACACCGGGGCGATTCGCTACGTGGGCGCAAGTCGGCAGATCGAGGCCGCCTACAAAAACCAATGCGCGAAGCCCTGGAAGTGGCTCAAGCGGGGAAAGCTGCTCGATTGGTTCTCTGCTTTGCAGCGTAAAGCAGGCACCCCGGTTCTTGTCATTCTGCAAGAAACAACAGATTCAGAACTCAACGCAGCGAAAGCCGAGTGGGTGGCGACGCTGCAACTTGTTGGCGGGGCGGACTTGAACACGCAATTTACAGCGAACACGCAGAAAAACGCGCGAAGCGTTAGTGGACGGCGTGGTGGTTTGGAACGTTTGGAACGTTTCTAGCCCTTTTTTATAGAAATCCCTTACGTGTACGAACAAGAAAGTTACCTAAAAAAACATGAAAAACGTTCCAAACGTTCCAAGCAAAAAATTGCAGATTCAAAGGAGGGCGGCGCATGCAGAAAACCGTGGCGGTGAATGAGGCCGGTTTGCGAATCGGTGAGGACCATCCAAATGCCAAGCTGACGGACGGCGAGGTAGAGATGATCCGGCAACTTCATGAAGAGGACGGCTTGAGCTACAAGACGCTGGCCGAGAAATTTGAAATCAGCAAGGGGGCAGTTGCGAAGATTTGCCGATATGAGCGGCGCGGGCAGCCGGTGGCCGACTTCAAGACGGTGCCCGTGCTGGATTGCGAATAGGCTGGAATGGGCAGCATGAAATTGACACCTGAAAAGCTCACCGCGTTTTGCGCAGCCCTGGCCGAGACTTGCAACGTCGGCCGGGCGTGCCGTGCCGTGGGCATTTCGCGCCAAACTGCCTACAACTGGCGCGAAGCCGATGCCGACTTCGCCCTCGCCTGGGAACGTGCCATGAAGGCCGGCCTGCTGGCCCTTGAGGATGAAGCGCACCGCCGTGCGTTCGAGGGCACCGACGAGCCCGTTTTCTACAAGGGCGACGAGTGCGGCAGCGTGCGCAAGTACAGCGACACCCTCGCCATTTTCCTGCTCAAGGCCCACGCCCCCGAGAAGTACCGGGAGAACACCCGCATGGAACTGACCGGCGCCAACGGCGGCCCGGTGCAAATCAGCGACACCGAGCGCGCCGCCAAGATCGCCGCAATCCTTGCCGCTGCCAAAGCACGCAAGGACAGCGATGTTTCCGACCTCGTTTGACCCCGACCTACTGGCCTACCTAACACCCGAGGAACTGGCCGAACTCGACCTGCTCATCGTCAGCGACCCGACCGTGTGGCGCCCGCTGCCCGGCCCGCAATCGCTGGCGTTTCACTCCGAGGCCGACATCATCGGCTACGGTGGCGCGGCCGGCGGCGGCAAGACAGACCTCGCCTGCGGCAAATCGCTGACCCAGCACCAGAAGGTGCTTGTGCTGCGCCGCGAGGCCACCCAGCTAACCGGCATCATCGACCGATTTACCGAACTCATCGGAAGCCGCGACGGCTACAACGGCGCAGAGCGCATTTGGCGCCTGCCCGGCAAGCAAATCGAATTTGGTTCGACGCCGAACCTCGACGACTGGAACAAGTACCAGGGCCGCCCCCACGACCTGCTGGTGTTCGACGAGGCGGCCAACTTCCTGGAAGCCCAGGTCCGCGCGCTGCTGGGCTGGCTGCGCTCGGTTGATCCCGCCCAGCGGTGCCAGGCGCTGCTGACCTTCAACCCGCCGACCACGGCCGAGGGCCGGTGGATCACGGCATTCTTCGCGCCCTGGCTCGACAAGAAGCACCCGAGGCCGGCGCAACCTGGCGAGTTGCGGTGGTTCGCCATGATCGACGGCGAAGAGGTCGAGGTACCGAACGGCGAGCCCTTCCAGCACGGTGCCGACCTCATCAAGCCGATGAGCCGGACGTTCATCCCTTCGCGTGTCAGCGACAACCCTTACCTCATGGGGACCGGCTACATGGCAACCCTGCAATCACTCCCCGAGCCGCTGCGCTCGCAAATGCTCTATGGCGACTTCAACGCGGGCATCGAGGACGACCCGTGGCAAGTCATCCCGACTGCGTGGGTGGAAGCAGCCCAGGCTCGGTGGAAGCGGCCCGACAAGCTGGCACCCATGGACTCGCTGGGCGTGGATGTGGCGCGCGGCGGCCGGGACAACACGATCATTGCCCGCCGGCATGGCATGTGGTTCGACGAGGCCCTGGTCTATCCCGGCGAGGCGACACCGAACGGCCCGAAGGTGGCCGGCCTCACGATTGCCGCCATGCGCGACCAGGCCGTGATTCACATCGACGTCATCGGCGTGGGCTCGTCGCCCTACGACTTCCTGACCGAGGCCAACCAGCAGGTCGTCGGCGTCAATGTCGCCGAGGCCGCCGTGGGCACCGACAAGTCGGGCCGGCTGCGCTTCAAGAACCTGCGCAGCGAGCTATGGTGGCGGATGCGCGAGGCCCTGGACCCGACCAATAACACGGGCATTGCCTTGCCGCCAGATCCTGCCCTTCTCGCGGACCTGTGCGCACCGACGTGGGAACTGTCGGGCTCGACCATCTACGTGGCAAGCCGCGAGCAGATCATGGAAAAAATCGGGCGCTCGCCCGACTACGGCAGCGCCTACGTGCTGGCGCTGCTGGATACCCCGAAGCGCGCGGTGGTCGAGGCCATGGGCCAGAAGCGCCGCCGGGATTACGACCCCTACGAAAGGTAAGCCGGTTTTAGCGGTGCCCGTTCCTTCCATGCCCCCGCATACGCTGCGCGCATGGAACCGACCATTCGCACCATCACCGTAGCCGAAGCCTTCGACTCGCCTGTGTTCGCCGCCCTGTGCGACGAGTACCGGGCCGAGTCGCTGCGCAATCCCGACATGATGGGCGCGCTACCCGACCGCGAAGGTTACGCCCGCATGGTCGACGCCGGCCTGCTGCACCCCCTGGGCGTGTTCGTCGGTGAGGAACTGGTCGGCCTGTGCGCCGTGCTGATTGCGCCCGTGCTGCACTTCGGCGGCAAGGTCGTCGCCTCGACCGAAACCCTGTTTGTGGCCGAGGCGCACCGCGCTGGTGGCGCCGGTATGAAGCTGCTGCGCGCGGCCGAGGAAGTAGCGGCCGAGGCAGGGGCCGGCGGCCTGTATGTGACTGCCCCAGCCGGCGGGCGCCTTGAGCGATTGCTGCCGCACGTGGGCTACCACGAAACCAACCGCATTTTCTTCCGGGGGCTGCTGTGAGCGGCCTTGTGGCGGCAGAAAGCCGCATTCCTGCCATGACGGCCCAGGCCATCGACAAGGTGCGCGAACTGGAAGCCATCACGCGCGACCTGCCGCAAGTCGAGATTGCCACCGACCACGTGCTGCACGGCGGCATGTATGCGCGAACGATCTGCATTCCGGCCGGCGTGGTGCTCACGGGTGTGTTCATCCGGGTGCCCACGCTGCTGGTATTCGACGGCAACGCCACGGTCAACGCGGGCGACGACGCCACCACGCTGGTGGGGTATCACGTACTAGCAGCCAGCGCGCACCGCCGCCAGGCATTCCTCGCCCACGCCGACACGCGCTTGACCATGGTGTTCGCCACCCAGACCAAGACGGTGGCCGAGGCCGAGAACGAATTTACCGACGAGGCGCACTTGCTGTTCTCACGCAAGCCGGGCGCCGTGAATCGCATCAACATCACAGGAGAGTAATCATGTCGGGTGGATCTACCGCAGTCATGGCCGCCGCCGCAGTTGCGGGCGCGGCAATCGCCTACAACAACGGCCAGGAACAGAAGAAGGCCGCCGAAAAGGCAAGCCAGCAGGCCGAGGCCAACGCCAAGAAGCAGGAGAAGGCCGCCGACGAGGCGACCAACCGCGCGAACACCAAGCGGGCCGATACCGGCGCCGCGCTCGACTCGGCGACCCAGGCGGGCAAGGCCGGCGCATCCGGCACCATGCTGACCGGGCCGCAGGGCATTGACCCGGCCGCGCTGAATCTCAGCAAGAACACGCTGCTGGGGTCTTAACCATGGCCGAAATCTCCAAGCGCAAACTACTGCTATCGCGCTGGGGGCAGTTGCGCAACGAGCGCGAAAGCTGGATGGCGCACTGGAAGGAAATCAGCGACTACCTGCTGCCGCGCTCGGGCCGCTTCTTCGTCGATGACCGCAACCGGGGCGACAAGCGGCACAACAACATCTACGACAGCACCGGCACCCGCGCGCTGCGCGTGCTCGCCGCCGGCATGATGGCTGGCATGACCAGCCCGGCCCGGCCCTGGTTCCGCCTTACCACGTCCGACCCGCAGTTGGATGAGTCGGCGGCCGTCAAGGCGTGGCTGGCTGACGTGACCCGCCTCATGCAAATGGTGTTCGCCAAGTCCAACACCTACCGCGCCCTGCACTCGATGTATGAGGAATTGGGCGCCTTCGGCACGGCGGGCACCATCGTGCTGGCGGACTTCAATTCTGTCATTCACCACTACACGCTTACCACGGGCGAGTTCGCCATGGCCGCCGACCATCGCGGCCAGATCAACACGCTTTACCGCGAATTCCAAATGACCGTGGCGCAAATGGTGCGCGAGTTCGGCCGCGACAATTGCAGCCCGACCGTGCAAACCCTGTTCGACCGTGGCGCCCTGGAACAGTGGGTCACGATCATGCACGCCATCGAGCCGCGCGTCGACCGCGATGTGACCAAGCGCGACGACCGCAACATGGCGTGGAAGTCGGTCTATTTCGAGCACGGCGGCAACGAGGACCAGATCCTGCGCGACTCGGGCTTCAAGGAATTCCCGGCCTTGTGCCCGCGCTGGGCCACGACCGGCGGCGACATCTACGGCAACTCGCCGGCCATGGAAGCGCTGGGCGACATCAAGCAATTGCAGCACGAGCAACTGCGCAAGGCCCAGGGCATCGACTACAAGACCAAGCCCCCGCTGCAGGCGCCCACGTCCTTGAAGTCGCGCGACGTGGATACCTTGCCCGGCGGCATTTCCTTCGTAGATTCGGCCGCCCCCAACGGCGGCATTCGCTCGGCCTTCGAGGTCAATATCGACCTTTCGCACCTACTGGCCGACATCCAGGACGTGCGCGAGCGCATCAAGGGCAGCTTCTACGCCGACCTGTTCCTAATGCTCGCCAACGGCACCAACCCGCAAATGACCGCCACCGAGGTGGCCGAGCGCCACGAGGAAAAGCTGCTCATGCTGGGGCCGGTTCTTGAACGGATGCACAACGAAATCCTCGACCCGCTCATCGAAATGACCTTTTCGCGCATGGTCGAGGCCGGCATCGTGCCACCCCCGCCGGACGAATTGCAGGGCATGGAACTGAACGTCGAGTTCGTCAGCATGCTGGCCCAGGCGCAGCGCGCGATTGCCACCAATTCGGTGGATCGCTTCGTCGGCAACCTGGGCGCGGTGGCCGGCATCAAGCCGGAAGTCCTCGACAAGTTCGACGCCGACCGCTGGGCCGACGCCTACGCCGACATGCTGGGCATCGACCCCGAGTTGATCGTGCCGGGCGAACAGGTGGCCTTGATCCGCAAGCAGCGCGCCGAAGCGGCCCAGGCCCAGCAGCAGGCCGCGCTGCTCAACCAGGGCGCCGACACCGCACAGAAGCTGGGCAGCGTGGATACCAGCAAGCAAAGCGCACTCACCGACGTGACCCGCGCTTTCAGCGGCTACACCTGACCCGGTGCCCGTACCTCTGACCGCTGCCAATAGATTGCGACCATGAGCAATTACGACCCGACCGACATTCGAAGCCAAGAGCGTGCAAAGGCCGACACCGACCTGCGCAACAGACTGGCGAAGGACACGGAAGAGGCGGACCTCAAATGGCTCATGGGCAGCAAGCGGGGGCGTCGCATCGTGTGGCGCTTTCTGGACCGAGCCGGGGTTTTCCGGCTTTCGTTCAATACCAACTCGATGACGATGGCGTTCAACGAGGGGAACAGGAACGAGGGCCTACGCATCTTGGCGCAAATCCACACGCTCTGCCCGGAGCTTTATCCCGTAATGGTGAAGGAACAGATCCATGACAACCGAAACGCTGATGACGGAAGCCGCAACGACCACTGAAGGCGCCACCGCATCTGAACAGGCCACCCAGCAATCCGCTACTGGTGCGGGTGAAGGCGGCCAACAGCAGCAAGCGACCGAAGGGCAAGGCACCCAAGGCCAACAGGCCGAGGGCACCAAGACCGAAGGCGAGCAGGAGAAGAAGCCGGAAGGCGCACCCGAGAGCTACGAGTTCAAGGCTCCCGAGGGTACGCAGTTCGACGACGCCGTCATTGGCGCTTTCTCCGAAGTCGCCAAGGAATTGAACCTGCCCCAGGACCAGGCGCAGAAGGTACTCGACAAGATGGCCCCGGTTATCGCCGCGCGCCAGGCTGAACAGTTCCAAGCCGCTCGCACCGAGTGGGCGGAAGCCGCAAAGACCGACAAGGAATTCGGCGGCGAGAAACTGACCGAGAACCTGGGCACCGCGAAGAAAGCGCTCGATGCGCTCGCCACGCCCGAACTGCGCACGTTGCTGGAAGAGTCCGGCCTGGGCAACCACCCCGAGGTTATCCGGGTGTTCTACCGGGCGGGCAAGGCAATCAGTGAGGACCGTTTCGTGGCCGGCCAGGCTGGCAAGACCAACCAGGGCGACGCGCGACGGTTGTACGCAGCATCCAACATGAATCCGTAAAAGGAGAACAGCAAAATGGGAACTCTTTCCACCACGAACCCGACTCTGGCCGACGTTGCAGCCCGCATGACTGCGGACGGCAAGATCGACCCGCAGATCGTTGAAATGCTCAACGAAACCAATGAGGTCCTCGACGACATGACCGTCATCGAGGCCAACGGTTTCACCGAGCACAAGACCACCGTCCGTTCCGGCCTGCCGGCTGGTACGTGGCGCAAGCTGAACTACGGCGTACAGCCCGAGAAGTCCCGCACCGTGCCGGTGAAGGACAGCATGGGCATGCTGGAAACCTACGCCGAAGTCGACAAGGCCCTGGCCGACCTCAACGGCAATTCCGCCGCCTGGCGTCTGTCCGAAGATCGCGCCTTTATCGAGGGCATGAATCAGACGATGGCGACCACGCTCTTCTACGGCGATTCCAGCGCCGACCCCGAGAAGTTCATGGGCCTGGCCCCGCGTTACAACAGCCTTTCGGCTGAAAACGCCATGAACATCGTGGATGCCGGCGGCATCGGCAGCGACAACGCGTCCATCTGGCTGATCGTGTGGGGGCCGAATACCTGCCACACCATCTTCCCGAAGGGCTCGGCGGCCGGCCTGCAATCGCGTGACCTCGGCGAGCACACCCTTACCGATGCAACCGGCGGCCGCTACCAGGGCTACCGCACCCACTACAAGTGGGACATCGGCGCCGTATTGCGCGACTGGCGCTACGTGGTCCGCATTGCCAATATCGACGTGTCCGATCTGACCAAGGACGGCAAGACCGGCGCCGACCTCATCGACTTGATGACCCAGGCGCTCGAACTGGTGCCGAACGTCGGTATGGGCCGCCCGGCCTTCTACATGCCGCGCAAGCTGCGCAGCTTCCTGCGTCGCCAGATCACCAACAAGGTGGCCGCCTCGACGCTGACCATGGAAGAAATCGCCGGCAAGAAGGTTGTCGCGTTCGACGGCGTGCCTTGCCGCCGTACCGACGCGCTCCTGCTGACCGAGGCCCGCGTGGTGTAACCGGCTGGGGGCGGGTAACACCGCCCCCGCTTACAGACAACAGAAAGGACAAGCCATCATGTTTATCGACAAAGCGCTTCAAGTCTCGAACGAGCAAGCCGTCACCGTCAGCGCGGCCTCGACCGACTCTATCGACTTCGGCCAGGCCAACCCCAACGTCGGCCTCGATGACCGCAGCAATATGGTCATCACCGTGGATGAGTCGGTCGCAGCCGCTGGCGCCGCGACCGTCACGTTCTCGGTGCAGGACTCGGCCGACAACGCCACCTTCGCCGACGTGGCCGTCACCGCTGCCATCGGCAAGGCCAGCCTCGCCGCCGGCCAACAGGTCGTCATTCCGATGCCCACCAAGCTGCGCCGCTACTGCCGGGTGTACTACACCATCGGCACCGGCCCGCTGACCGCCGGCAAGTTCTCCGCACAGATCGTTACCGGCATCCAGCAGAACATCGCGCAGCCGGATAGCGCTCGCATCGCTTAATGAGGTGACAGCATGAAAGTGATTGCAACCAAGCTGGGCTATTTCGGAAAACTGCGCGAACCGGGCGACGAGTTCGAGGTGCCGGACGGTACCAAGGGCTCGTGGTTCCAGCCGGTTGAGCAGAAGGCCAACGGCAAGGGCGGCAAGAAGCCCGAAGCCCAGGCCAACGAGAAGCCCGCCGACGACCTGGTTTGATCTTCTCCAAGGTGGTAGCCAGCAGCTTGCGGGGGCCTTGCGCCCCCGTTTTTCTAGGAGGTGCCCATGGCCTCGGAAGTTGATATTTGCAACCTCGCGCTCGCGCGCCTGGGCGACAACGCCACGGTGGCGAGCATTGACCCGCCCGAGGGCTCGGCCCAGGCGGAACACTGCGCACGCTTTTACGCCATCGCCCGCGACTCCTTGCTGGAAATGCACGCCTGGAAATTCGCCACCCGGCGCGTGCAGCTTGCCAAGCTGACCGTGCAATCCTGGGACTGGTCCTTCGCCTACGCCGAGCCGACCGGCGCGCTCAAGTTGCTGGGCGTGCTCTCAGCCACTGCATCGAACGATGACGAAACCCAGCCTTACGAGGCGGAAAGCGACGCCAACGGGGCCGCCATCATCCTGACCAATCAGGAGGACGCCAGCCTGCGCTTCGTGGCCCGCGTGACCGACACCACCAAATTCTCGCCGCTGTTCGTCGATGCGCTCGCCTGGCTGCTGGCGTCCTACCTGGCCGGCCCGGTGCTCAAGGGCGACGCTGGCGCTGCCATGTCGAAGGCGTGCCTGCAAAGTTTCCTGCTGGCCTTCTCCAATGCCAAGGTTTCGGACGCCAACCAGCGCAAGGTGCGCCCGGAACACACGCCCGCCTGGATCGCCGGGAGGTAAGCCGTGGCGAATATCCGCACCCTGCAACGCTCGTTCTCCGGTGGCGAAATCAGCCCGGAAATGTTCGGGCGCAACGACGACGCCAAGTATCAGTCGGGCCTTGCCCGCTGCCGCAACTTCATCACCAAGCCGCAAGGTCCGGCCGAGAACCGGCCCGGCTTTGCCTTTGTGCGCGCGGTGAAGGACTCGACCAAGAAGGTGCGGTTGATCCCCTTCACCTATTCGACGACGCAAACCATGGTCATCGAAATGGGGCCGGGCTACTTCCGCTTCCATACCCAGGGCGCCACCTTGATGAGCGGGGGCGTGCCCTACGAAATCGCCAACCCCTACGCCGAGGCCGACCTGTTCGACGTGCATTATGTGCAGTCGGCCGACGTGCTCACGCTGGTGCATCCCAACTACGCGCCGCGCGAACTGCGCCGCCTGGGGGCGACCAACTGGCAACTGACGACCCTGTCCTTCGCGGCCTCGATTGCTGCGCCGGGTGCGCCTTCCCTGTCGGCGGCCGGCCATACGGCCGTGAAATACACCTACTACTACGTGGTCACGGCGGTGGATTCCGAAGGCGTCAGCGAGTCGGCCGCCTCGGCATCGTCAAGCGTGGGCGGCAACCTGTTCGAAACCGGCGCCACCGTGACAATCTCGTGGGCGGCCGTGGCCGGCGCCTCGCGCTACAACGTCTATAAGCTGCAAGGCGGCCTCTACGGCTACATCGGCCAAACCACGGGCCTGTCCATCGTCGACGACAACATCAGCCCGGACCTGGGCAAAACCCCGCCCCTGTACGACAGCGTGTTCGGTGGGGCCGGCGAGTACCCCGGCGCCGTGTCCTACTTCGAGCAGCGCCGATGCTTTGCCGGCACGACCAACAAGCCGCAAAACATCTGGATGACCAAGTCGGGCACTGAAACGAACATGAGCTATTCGCTCCCGATTCGTGACGACGACCGCATCGCCTTCCGCGTGGCCGCGCGCGAGGCGAACACCATCCGCCATATCGTGCCGCTCACCCAACTGCTGCTGCTCACGTCCTCGGCCGAGTGGCGGGTCACGTCGGTGAATAGCGACGCCATCACGCCCAGCACCATCAGCGTGCGGCCGCAGTCCTACGTGGGATCGTCGAACGTTCAGCCGGTCATCATCAACAACACCCTGATTTACGGCGCCGCGCGCGGCGGCCATGTGCGCGAACTGGCCTACAACTGGCAAGCCAGCGGCTTCATTACCTGGGATCTATCCCTTCGCGCGCCGCACCTGTTCGACACGTTCGACATTGTGGATATGGCCTATGCCAAGGCGCCGCAGCCAGTGGTCTGGTTCGTTTCCACGTCCGGCCGGCTGCTGGGCCTCACCTACGTGCCCGAACAACAGGTCGGCGCCTGGCACTGGCACGACACGGACGGCGTGTTCGAGTCTTGCACCGTGGTGGCCGAGGGCGGCGAGGACGCGCTTTATTGCGTGATTCGCCGCACGATCAACGGCAACAGCGTGCGCTACGTCGAGCGCATGGCATCGCGTCAATTCAGCGACCAGGCCGACGCCTTCTTCGTCGATTGCGGCGCCACCTACTCGGGCGTGCCGGCCGACGTTATCAGCGGCCTGGGCCACCTCGAAGGCAAAACCGTCAGCATCCTGGCCGATGGCGCGGTGCATCCGCAGCGCGTGGTCACGGGCGGCAGCATCACCCTGGACATCGAGGCCAGCACGGTGCAAATCGGCCTGCCCATCGAGGCCGACCTTCAAACCCTGCCGCTCGCCGTGCAGCTACAG